AAACCCTGGTTAAAATCCACACGATAACAACACAACAATATCAGTATCTCATGCTATTGCCCGAACCCATTCGGGCATTTTTTTACCCATAAAAAAGCCCCTCCGGAGAGGGGCATGTTTGCATGCACATTCTTTTTCTTGCATGGTGCCGGGTGCCTCCCGGTGAATTCAGTACCAGCACCTGAATCCGCGATTACCCCATATACCTGGTTGCTGATTGCCCCTCCGCACAGGGGGATTCACCATGCCAGTTTCTTTTAACAAACTCCCCGCAAACCAGACAACAGTCAACCGCCTGAATTGTGAGACATTTAAAAAAAGGCCCGCAAAAGCGAGCCAGGGAAAATAAGTGTGGCGCGTTGTACTGGATTCGAACCAGCGACCTGGCGATTATGCGTCGCTCGCTCTCACCACTGAGCTAAAGGGCCGGGCGCAGGATAATAACGGTACGTAACTAATCCTGCAATATCATCCGTTCTGACTGACTAAATCCTGTACTTCCCTGACCGTCTGCTCAAAACGTTCAGTCTCCAGCTCAACGCCAGTTGCACGACGCCCCAGCGCCATCGCGGCTTTGACTGTCGAACCCGACCCCATGAAGAAATCTGCAACCAGGTCACCCGGACGACTGCTCGCACTGATTATCTGCTGCAGCATTTCTGCCGGTTTTTCGCACGGATGTTTCCCGGGATAGTACTGCACCGGTTTATGCGTCCACACATCCGTGTACGGCACCTGCGCCGTCACGCCAAAATACCGCCGCAGATGTTTATATTCACTCTGCAGTTCCGCATACTGCCGGTTCAGTGAAGTATACGTCTCCAGCAGCTGGTGGTGGGGCTTTTCCAGTTCACCGCGCTGATGCTTCTCTTCTGCCACCCGGGCAAACAGCGCCTGTAATTTCAGATAATCGCTTTCGTTCGGCAGCAGCCACTGACCGGCACTGAACCAGTGCGACACCATGTTTTTCTTTCCTGTGGCATCTGCAATCTGTTTTGCCGTTATCCCCAGGACAGCGCGCGCATCACGAAAGTAAGAAATCAGCGGAGCCATCACATGCTGTTTCAGTGCCCTGCCCTTCGCCTCATACCCGGCATCTTTCGGACGATACGGCCCCTGATAATGTTCCGCGAACAGAATGCGCTCTGTGGCGGGGAAATACGCCCTCAGGCTTTCCTTGTTGCACCCGTTCCAGCGTCCGGACGGCTTCGCCCAGATAATATGGTTCAGCACACTGAAGCGTTCACGCATCATGATTTCAATGTCAGATGCCAGGCGATGGCCACAGAACAGGTAAAGACTTCCGGCAGGTTTCAGCACCCGCCAGAACTGCGCCAGACACTGGTCCAGCCACTTCAGGTAATCATCGTCGCCCTTCCACTGGTTATCCCAGCCCTCAGGCTTCACTTTAAAGTACGGCGGGTCCGTGACTATCAGGTCAACAGAATTTTCGGGTAACGACCGGATAAATTCCAGGCAGTCAGCGTTGATCAACTCACAACTGGATATTTTTACAGTGTTAAACATGGATCATTAAGCCTGTCTCTGATAGGCTCATTCTGCTTTTGCGCAAAGCAGTGGGCCTGAGGTTTGCTTGTGATCCAGACGCATGAGCAGATGGCTGGTGAGTGCCCCTAACACCCACCAGCCGCCCATTTACCACAAATAAAAAAGCCTTCAGGACTGAAGGCGTCTGTAACAACCGAACTGATAGTCTGCCAGACCCGCCATAACAAGCTGGGTCAGTATTAACTGGCAGCGTTCGCGTGAAAGGTAAGTATTCTGCGCAATCTCCCCGACTGTCGCCGGTTCGGTGACGCTTAATTCATTAAACACTGCTCTGGCGGTTTCTGTCATATCCTGCTGTTTTAGCATGCTTTTTTCCCTTTTCCGGTTAACGTGACACACCAATAACTCTTGTCAAAAAAGCCAGCAAGCTGAAAGACCGGTATTCACCGCCACCAGCGCGTTTACTGTACTGACGCGATTTCAGTCATAAAAAACCCGCCAGGCGGCGGGGTGTAAAAAATCTTCTAACGTCAGGCATAAAACGCCCATCGTTAGGGCAAATTTACCACAGATTCGGGAAAAATCAACAAAGCTATCTGGTCACCTTTTTCAGTTGTTGTTCTGCCCATGCTTCTTCAATATCAAACTGCACCACCAGCGTATCGTAAAAACGTTTAACTGTTTTTTTCCATGTATCAAGAGATATGGCATCGGTTACATTACATATGGCATTAAATGCCTCCGTTGAAGGTAATCTTTCATAGCCACGCCCACCACAACGCTGACAGTTTCTGAAAACCGGCACACCCTGTTTTTCCGACTCTTCACGATGAATGGCAACACCGCGCCCACGACAATCTTTACAGGCAGTGGATACCTCTCCCTTCCCTCCACACTCCGGACAGGCAACTTTTACCACCTCCCTGACTTTTTTCCATTCCTCCCAGTAAGACGGATACACGCCTTTTGTGCACTTTGCCCACACTGGCGGCTTACCATCCGGATACTGGATCTTGTTTGTAAAAACCTCGCTTTCAATAAATTTTTTTCCGTGACAGCAGGGGCACTGTTTTTTGCTCGCCGCGCTACGGGCATAATCTTCAAACGCATACGAAGCCATAATACGCATCACTGCCGGTTTTATTTCTGCCGGGAGTTTTCTTAACGCCGCCACGCGATCACACCGACTGAGTGCATATTCTGTCAGCAATTCTGTTGCCCGCTCTCTGTCATTCATACTAATGCCCATTTTCCCAAGGAACGCAGAAAACCCCATCTCAGCCCGATTCTGTGTCATGCCCTGCGCGGCCATCACATCAGTGATACTCAGCGCATCTTTTGACGTTGAGGCCGATGCATCGGTCAGGCCAGGGGATTTTGGGGAGTAGTATTTCGGTAAATCTTCCAGTTTCATTTTTTAACCTGCCCTTCAAGCATTATGGGGTAAATCTTCACCCCCAGACGTCCACCAGATACTGGCTTTCCACGTACAATATTGATTTCATCAAACTGCTCATCGTCCATTAACAACCCCGCGTGCGTCAGCGCATCCAGCGGTGCTTTCAGAATATTGTCCAGGTCACGGCGGCGCTTATCCGGTGGTTCTGCAATAATTTTTATTGCCAGCCGTCCGGACAGGCTTAATTTCAGCCGCTGCTGGCGAACAATAAGCGCCACTGCCCGGCGATAACGCTCCCCGGCTTTTGATACAAAATATGTGCTGCCACGGCGTCGCCAGTAAGTGTTCACCGTCGGCGGGTAAGGTAAAACCAAATCTATGAGCATCAGTCACCTCTTTTACCCGAGCACGCCAGTCGCAAAGGCGTGATCAAGAAAACGAAAAATTAACTCAACCTGAGAGCCGTACTTTTTCTCAAACTTCAGCGGGTCTGCATGAAGTTCGTTGTGGTGCTCCCGGCACAACGGTAGCGTGAAAATATCGTGGGCCTTTGTTCCCACTCCCCCCTGACCATGACCAATCAGGTGATGCGGATCGTCAGCTGGCTTACCACAACACGCACACGGCTGTGTCTTTACCCAGCGCGTGTATTTCTCATTAACCCAACGGCGACGTTTAGGCCGCCTCATGAACGATTCAGGAGACTCCGGATCAACGGCGATACTGACAACCGTTTTTTTCTGTGGTGGATTTTGTTGCTGGTGGACGTGAAGTGGCAGCGCAATATTTTTTGTGCGCTGCTTCAGTATGCTGATGGCTGTCTGTTCTCCCGGTACGATGTCACTCTCACGGTATACGGAGCGGATTTTTTCCGCCGGTAATCCCAGCGAACGACGCGCTACTGCCTCAGGTAGTGCATCCACCACCTGATTGCAGGCCGCCCACCAGGATAATTCGGCCAGCGATAACTCCCTCTCCTGCGTACCGCTTATTGCGTGACGGATGACATCAATCATCCAGGCAACCAGATTCTGCTGAGCAAGTTGATCGAGTGATTCTGATGTCTGGTCGCGCAGCTGGTTGTCGCAGTGCCAGCACAACACCATCGCGCCGGTACCGTAACGGTGAATGACCGTTTCGCTGTGATGATAATCGCCGTGTGGCCACTGGCAGGATTTCACGTGACGTAATAACCAGTCAGACAGTGCACCAGCACCACCAGCAGCACGAATAACCCGCTCATCGCTGAAAAATGGCAGTAATGTTTTATCCTCTGCCAGCGGCTGGCGAACGGCGGGAACGACTCCGGACGGCAGACCGCGCATGTTTTTCGGTTCCGGCTCCACCAATATTCTGCCGTTATGGAATGCTGACATTGATTCACGGCCCGGCTTAAGGACCACCATCCCGAGTTCCGGCACCAGAACAGGTCGAAGTAATACCCGCACGTTACCTCCAGATGCGCTGCTGGAATGTGCGGGACGGACGCGGTGGGCATTCGGAATAAGGGAGCCTGACAGAGATTATCCAGTGACGACGATAGAAACTGAGATCTTTCTGAAACTCGTAACCACGTCTGCGGTAGCACTGGATCAGCCATTCGGCCTGTTCTTCAGTGCATGGGTCATGCTGGAACCAGTCAGATTTGAATGCATGAGAACGCCGCCCATGCCTGCTGGCAGGGGCGGCGGAGTTATCCGAATTGTAAAATCTGGTATCGTGCGCCATCGGTTGTCTCTGCTGGCGCAGCAGGTGCCAGTTGTTCAGGCTGGCGTGCGGCAATATTGTATCTGATTTCTGTTGTCGTCAACAGGCAGTGTGCTATCATCGAATAGTGTTCTATCCTACTCCGGGAGGTTTACCATGCGTACAACCCAACAATTCAGCATTACATTAACTAACGAGATGGCTGACATGGTGCGCGCCCGTGTGGCTTCCGGTGCCTATGCTTCAGAAAGTGAGGTCATTCGTGAAGGGCTTCGCGCACTGAATGAGCGCGATAAAGCAATCGAAGCGTGGTTAACGCATTCAGCCGCCCCATCTCTCGATTCTATCCGCGAAAACCCAAACAACGGACGCTCCATTTCACAGGTTCGCGCCGCGATTCGAGCCGGGAAGTAATCTGCATGACATATGAAGTCATCATTACTCCTGAGGCCGAACAGCAGATAATCAACCTGCACAGATATATAACGGAGAAAGCAGGGAGCGTCATTGCTGACAATTATGCCAATGCACTTCTTGATTATCTTGATGGGTTTTCCACATTCCCGCATCGGGGCAATAAACGCGATGATATTCGACAGGGAATGCGGGTAACTCACTTCCGCCACAGAACGATTATTGCTTTTGCCGTTGATGGCAATAAAGTCTTTATCGCAGGTATTTATCATGGCGGACAAAGTTATGAAACCGATTTCTTATAAACTTTTCCCCACATAATTCCAGTATTAGAATAAACCGTCCGCCCCCTCTCTTACTGGCGGATTCGTAGGCTATATAAATCAAAGATCCCCGACTCATGTGTGTGTCGGGATCTTTTTTCAGCAAATTATCCCCAGCGGCAAATCGAATACACAACCAGCGCCACCGCCATTGCAATACCAACATTTGAGAAGGCTTCAGGCCAGCTCATTGGCGCACCTCCTTCGGCGGTTCTGGTAGCGGCATCCAGTGTGTGGCTTCACACACGATGGGCGCACCGAAACACTGCGCATACTGGAAGTCACCCGTATTATCCAGGTTAAAACCTGTAAACTGTTCACCCGTGCTGGACACAAACAGTTGTACATCAACACCAACTGGCGGCATTCGCTCACTACAGCTTATCCAACCATCCGGAGTTACCGGAGAATTGCCAGCCTTGCGCATGGCAATCTCCATGAT